TCATACTGGTGAAACTTCTTCACCTGCTGGTCAATCTGTACCTGCACAGCCCTCTCAGCGTCTAAGCGTTCTACCCGTTTGGCAAACACTTCTGACTGCATTGGTGGATTTGGTTGCACCACCGGATACCATTTGTCGTAACTGATCTTCACTTCTTTTCCCGATCAAGCGCATCTTTGTACCCGTGTATGACTAATTCTCTAATCTTTGTCGAGTCTGCTGTCCCCGCCCATTCGCTCAGATTGTTGTAAATCACCACGTAATCCGCTGACTTGCAGTAGGGCGCATTTCTGCCTAGCCACGCTACCATCTCTTTGTGACGTAGCGTTGGATCGTGCTGGGTATAGCCAATTCCGTAGAACTCGCGCACATGACAGCCATTCTTGGCCACGGCTCCAACTAGCCCCAACAGCAATAACAGAAGGAGCCAGCGCATTACGCATGGTTAGACCGTGCGGTCAACCCAGTTAGGGTCGTGAGGCCAGTCAGAGAATGTACGGGGGTCACCTGTGATTGTGGCTGGCAGATTACGCAGTGCTGTTCTGTATGTAGCCCATGCTGTCTTATCTGCGGTGCTGTCGGCAATCTGCGTCCAGTCACAAGCGGCAAGCAAGCTGTTACGTGTGCCGCGAATCTGAGCCATCGCACTGTCTTTGGCGGACTGGATTTCCTCTGCGGTCATTTCAGCTACGGCAACCTTGTACACCCAGCCGTTTTCCAGCACGGGGTCGCAAGAGATTAGTTTCTGTGTCAGGCGGTTATGGTCGCGAAATAGGTTAACTCTGACAAACCCTTGAGCCACTAACTGCTCGTCTGTAACCGAAGTTGTGTTTCCAAAATACGTGCGGAAGTCAATGATCTCACCGATGTTTCCGTTTTCTATTTTTGCAATAAACATGAATGCTCCTTATGTTGGGCCAATATTGGGGAATGCCGCAGTTGGCGGTGTAAATGTTGCGGTATATCGGGCATAGCCTTTGGTGATGCGGAAGTCATCTATGTAACCCAAAAGACTATCTCCAAAGTTTCTGTCAGCACCAATTACAGGGCCATCAGTTCGGCAAATATAGTTGGTGCTATCTGTGTAAGTTGAACCAGTTTGTGTTCCATTGATAAACATTTTGGTGCTAGTTCCTGAGCGACATACAGCAACGTGCATCCATGTGTTTGTACTAATAGATGAACTGGTAATTCTAGTTCCACTATTTGCAAAATAATAAAGAATTCCCGTATCAGCATAAATTGTTGGATATGCGCCATTGGTTGCGGCTGGTCGGCAGTCAATTAAGAAGTCACTTCCTGCGGCTGAACTTGAATAGTAAAGCCACATTTCAATCGTGAAATCACCAGTACCAAAAGTAGCACTCAAATAATTCCCACCAAATAAATAGTCACCTGTCCCATCAAACGCCAAAGACCCTGTTCCATACTTCTTAACACTTGTAGAAATCTGTGCGTTACCCACAGTTTCTAAGTCGTTCATCATGGCGTTGTCAAAGATTGCGCCATTGGTCATGCCAAGCAGTAACGTTCCGCCCGTTACTGGGGCTGTCGGTACAGTGACAGAAGTTACCCCAGAACCATTGGTAAATTTAAAACCAGTGATGTAACCGTTCCAATGTGTACTTGAATCAAAACTAGCGCCGCCAATCATAAATGTGGTTGCAAACTGAGGAGCCAAACTAGCACTCACACTGGCGGCAGAAGACGATCCTGTCAACACACCATCGGTAAACAAACGCACAGTGCCACTAACGCGAGACAAAACAAAATGATACCAAATGCCCGTTTTGTAGCCACTTGCGCTAATCTGGCCGCCATCATTTACGGAGAAATACAATGAGCCTGACGCGCCAATACGTAATTCAAAGTCATTACCTAAAGAATCGCCAACGCACCAAATGCGTTTATCGTAAAAAGTAGTGGCTAGTGAATTAGCGTATGCCCAGCACTCAACTGTGTAATCACCAGTGGTAACAGTAAATGTGCTGCCGGGCAATGATAGTGTGTCACCAGTTCCATCAAAAGATCCTGACCCACCAACCACGCTTGTGGAATAAGCAGTTGTTGTACCAAATGGATTAAAGCGCTGAATGCTCAAAGAATCCCCGGCAACGCTAATCGTTGTGTTACTTCCGCTAGTATCTATAAAGCGATTTGATTGGCAAGTTATAAGTGTTGTTCCTGATGCCGCTGTAAAAGGCGCTGTTGGAACCGTGATTGTGGAGCTTGAAGGGCTGTAATACGCCACACTGTTTGAAGCCCTGAAATTAGAGATGTAGCAGTTAGTCATGCTATCTCTTGTGGGATTGTCAACGTAGACACTTCCTAGAACTCCACGATACGCATCAATATTGGTTGAGTTTGAAACAGAAGCCCCACGTGTACCGTTAAGCCACCAAGCAAGCGTACCGCCAGTTCTAACAATAGCAATGTGATTCCATTGCCCAGCCAAGTATGCGGTTGCAGTAGATTGATATGCAGTTGTACCACCTGTGTTAATTAAATAAACCGTAATGTTGCCTGTGCCGCTAAAAGCTACGCCCGGCCCCATTTTTTGAAATCCAGAAGGCGAGTTATCCGCAGACATTCCAAGCATCCAACCAGTAGAATTGCTTTGGCCCAAAAAGAAAAATTCCGTAGAGAAAGTTCCGCCTGTACCAACAAGAGCACCAGAAGGCCAAAAATTGGCAGTGATACCTGAACTTGATACTCCGTACATACTCCAACCAGAGCCATAAGGCGAGAAAGAACCTTGGGTTGTATTGCCGTTGCGGGTGATGGTGTAGCTGTTGCCGCTTGTATCTAAGAACGTGTTGTTTTGTGCACCATTAGTCCCATCACCATGTAAAAGCATGGTGACGTAGTTAAATTGAGCATCAGGCTGTATGTTTCCGGCGGTGGGCCATTGGCCTAATTTGGCATAAGCGGCCTGTTGGTCGAGCGTCCAGATACCCGAAGCCGTACTTGTTTCGTATGCGCCACTAGGTACGACTGGAGTTTTTGTAATTAAACCGCCGGGGTATTGTTTAGACATTAGTCACCTCAACCCATGAAGTTGTTGGCTCGTCCCATGTGTAACGCTTATCGTCAGTCGGCATAGGTGTAGGCGCATCCCATTGGCAAGTTGTTTCATTCAGCAGCCAAGATGCAAACGGCTTGGGTGGAATAAACGCATCACGGCCTGAGTCGTATGTAAACCCAATTCCAGCGTAGTTTTTACGCAATGGACGGCCTTCTGGATGCTGACCGCCAAAAGTGTTATACGAAGTCTGAACCCAGCCTGTACCAAATAAGCCTGAATCAATAACATCTTGTTCTGCCACAATAACTTGTGTGACGATGCCGTTTTCTACTTTTGCAAAATGACTCATGTTGTGCCTCAGAATGTGATTGAACCAGAAGAGCTAAATAAATAGACCTTATCGCCGCTAATAGTAGTTACCGTTGGTGAACCTGTTGTAGAGACTGCTGTAGACGCGCTTCTTAAGATAACCACACCAGAGCCGCCGTTTCCACTGCTTACATCACATCCAGCACCACCACCGCCGCCCCTGTTTACCTGACCTGCTCCGCCTGAACCGGTTGTTGCGCCATTTCCACCAACTCCGGAACCGCCGCTGGCTGTAAACGAGCGCCCTGCCGCACCACCACCACCAGCATAATTCGTAGGAGATCCCGTAATAGAGTAGGATAAACCCGCGCCACCAACACCCGACCCACCACTACTACCTTGAGCGCCAGCCGCTCCAGCGCCACCTCCACCGCCTCCTGAAAAAGCAGTCGATCCGCCGCCAGTACCGCCATTATTACCTTGCCCGGCAACAGAACCTGTAGTACCGGTATATTCACCGCCACCAGAACCGCCAGATAAATCTCCACCAGATCCGGGATCGCCTCCACCTCTACCACCAGCAAAAGCAGTTAGTGTTGTAAATCCAGACCCTGAAACAACTGAGTTTGTTCCTTTGACGTTAGTGCCTCCCGCCGCACTTCCTGTACCACCCGCCCCAACAGTAATGGTGTAAGTAGTACCGGGGAATATGTTTATAGCACTTCCATTGGGTGTTTTAGGGGCTTCAGATCCGTAGTAAAGAAGGCCGCCCGCACCACCACCGCCGCCGCCACCACCACCATACGGCGTAGCTCCACCGGGGCCACCACCACCAACCAACAAAAATGTAGCTGCAATAGGTGCAACAGGTGTTACGCTATTACTTGCAGCACTTGCTGGGCCAGTACCCGAAGCATTAGTAGCGGTTACAGTAAATGTATAGGCCGTGCCGTTACTTAAACCACTCACTGTTATTGGAGAAGATGCGCCTGTTCCCGTAAAACCTCCGGGGCTTGATGTCACTGTATATCCAGTAATTGTTGCAGGCAAACCAGCATCTGGCGCGGTAAAAGATATAGAAGAAGACGCATTGGCAACTGAAGCAGTAACGCTAGTTGGAGCGCCGGGAACAGCCGACCAAGTGCCAGCCGCAATAGCTTGCATTTGCTGTGTGCGTGTCCAAATTCCTGAATAATTAGGCATTGCTTACTCTCAGAATGTTATTGAACCTGAAGAAGTCCATTGGTATACGCGATAGCCACCAGCAACAGTGACTGTTGGTGAACCTGTAGTGGATACTGCCGCCGCAAAAGAGTCGGCATAGCGGATGATGACAATACCCGAACCACCGGCTTGGCTGTTTGCTGAAGAAACGCCGCCGCCGCCCCCCGAGCCGGTATTAGTAGTCCCTGCGGTTGCTGTTTGTATGATGACGCCAGTATTGTTGTTGTACTCACCGCCACGACCACCGCCACCTGTGCCGCCAGCACCGGGCGTAGCAGAACTACCACTGTAATCAAATGTGCCACCACCGCCACCGCCAGCATAAGTTACGGATGAGCCAGAAATACTGCTGGAAAGGCCAGCGCCCCCATTACCCGCAACATTAGTAACAGCCGCTACACCAACAGCGCCCGCACCGCCACCGCCACCACCGGGATGGTAAAAGTCTTGGTAAAAACCGTTACCGCCAGCATAGCCTTGACCAGAAGGACTTGCACCGCCAGCAGTCGTGTTTGCTCGACCGCCACCACCGCCACCAGAACCACCTGATGAAGCCCCGCCAGAATACGAGCCACCCCGACCACCGCCTGTAGAAGTAATAGATGAGAATACGGAATTAGAGCCATTGGTATACAAAGCGCCACCGCCGCCAACAGTTACTGTAATTGCAGAACCACTAGAAACAGCAAACCCAGTAGCAGTTAAATAACCGCCAGCACCGCCACCACCATTACCAGCATATCCAAAGGTATCGCCACCACCGCCAGCACCACCAGCAATAACTAAATACTCAACAGCAGAAGGTGCTGGGGCTACTGGAGTAGCACTATTTGATGCCGCGCTTGCCGCGCTAGTACCATAGGCATTTGTTGCCACTACAGTAAATGTGTATGCAGTGCCATTTGTAAGGCCGCTAACTGTAATAGGAGAAGATGATCCAGTTGCAGTAATGCTACCGGGCGATGAGATAACCGTGTACCCAGTGATCGCCCCACCACCTACGTTAGAAGGCGCTGTAAACGTTACAGACGCAGACAAGTTTCCCGCAGTCGCCGTACCAATGGTAGGCGCATCAGGTACTTTCAACCCGTTATAGGAAGCGGTAATGAACCCGCCTTGGTAGCGATTGGACATCTTTTACCCCAATCAGGAAATGACTTCGTAGCTGATTGTGTATGTGATACCGCTGGCTGTACCGGAAGTAACAGAGATACTGCTGTCTTCCATTAAATAAATTGCAGTTGATTTATCCGCAACAATCAATGACGCATCAGCGGGGACTGACACTGTTGACACGATTGGGTAAGCCGTGCCGCCGCTAGGAGCATTGTTCGGAAGTTGCCCGCCATTAGTGTAAATAGATACCGTAGTATCTACAGCCGCAGAGCCGTTGACGTTAGCCGCCACGATCTGGTTAATCTTGAGCACTGTACCGCTAGAGGCGGCGTTTCTGATTAACACAAGTGCAGTCGTGCCACCGGGTGTTAGGTAAGCTGTTGTGCCGGAAGCTGTGGTCGCGGCTAAGAGATTAGGGTTTGCCATAGTGGTTCCTTAGAATCCAAAGATAAAAGAGATCATGGTAGCTTTGGCCTGTGATGTGCCAGAAGCTGCGGGTGCTTGGAAAGTGGGTAACTCTCCTGCGCCGTTACTTGTCAAAACATACGATGCTGTACCGGGGCCAGCCGAAGCTTGAAATGCGCCAGTAGCTGTAGTACCTGAAAATACAATACTATAAGCAGTTGTAGTGGCTAGACCTGTACCGCCAGATGTAACCGGAATTGCAGTCGTAGCAGACAAGGTAGTAAACGCGCCAGCCGCTGGGGTTGTAGCACCCACAGTACCGTTTAAAGCACCCGCAAACTTGGTTGCTGACAGAGATGTACCATCCCAAGTCAAGGCTGAAGAAGCACCAAAAGCACCAGAACTGTTGAACTGAACCTGCGTGTTAGAGCCTGCCGCAGAGCCACCGCCCACATTGACAAAGTCAGAGCCATTCCAAGCAATAATTGCGCGAGTGCCCGCCGCTACAGTAATACCTGTAGTTGGGCTTGTGGGGCCACCACGTACCGTAACCGCATAGCCACCTG